CTCGCCGAACGACCTGCTCTGCTACTGGGACGAGGACGAGCGAACCGAGGTCATCCTTCTCTACATCGAGTCGTTCGGCAACCCGCGTCGCTTTGCCGAGATCGTGCGGCGCGTCGGACGGCGCAAGCCGATCGTCGTCGTCAAGAGCGGCCGTGGAGCCGCGGGCCAGCGTGCCGCGTCATCCCACACCGGGGCGCTCCTCGCGGCGTCGGACACCACCGTGGACGCGCTGCTCCAGGAGGTCGGGGCGGGTATGGGGTTCAAGGTTCGCCTTGAAGGCTACACACGGCAGCCGGTGAGCACGCTCAAGGAGCTTCTTGCTCGTGAGCCTTTGCTGTTCATCGGCTACTACTTCTATGTCGAAGATGAGGTAGTGCGCGTGGTGGCTGACCTGCCCAGGAGTATGGCTCAGATGCCATACCCCAGCCAGTCCTGGGTCAAGAAGGACCACGAGCTGAAGATTCTCGAGGCTATGAGGTTGGGATCAATCTACATGAGCCAGGGGATTTATCCTGCTCGGGCCAGAAAGGCTCAGGAAACCTTCCAGATGCTGGTCGAGCACAACTTGGAGAAGGTCATCGAGAAGTTCGGTGACGTGCACGATGATTCGCTGATGTTTGCAGTCAGCGGTGACGTGCATGGGCCGGAGGCTATTCCTAGTCTCACAGGGTTGCTGGCTGCCATTAGGCGGCCTCTCAGCACCCTGTGGGATCCGGAGCTGCCGGGCGCTTCTGTCTTTGTCAAGCTCGACTGGGCGGGAGAGGTGGAGCGTGAGGAGCGCGAGCGAGGTGCCGACAGGCCTGTCGACGAGTCGGCCAGGTACCCTGCTAAGCCTTTGGGCCACGCTGCTAAGCCCACCCATCCTGCCACGTGGGACAATTGGGGGAGGCCCCCACCCACTGCGGTCTGGACGGCTCCGAAGGCGCCAAAGCAGAGGGAGCAGCAGCCGGTGCGTGCTGTGGGCTCCAAGAAGGTCAGGATAGGCTCGATCTACCCTGGTGATGAGCCAGAGGAGTTCTTGAGCGACCTGGACGACTTCGAAGATTACGAAACGGAATTTGACGACCTCCTTTAGATAAGAAATCGAAAATGACAAATTCTTAGGTTGCCGCGGCGGGTACGGACGCGGGGTAACAAATCATTAACGCCAAAACTTGATATTGCTCAAGTATCCGCCTAAATCTATGATTATAAGACAAAAGCATCCAAAATGGCGAAGAGAGCTCCCCGTTCTAAGAAGGCTGGCAAGCGTGTGACCAAGCGGCAGTATACTGTGGCTCCGGTGTCACATGAAGCAAAGCTGCTCAGGTTGGTTATGGACCCGTGCAGTGCTGAACTGACCACTGGCTTCGCCCTCGCTAGCGAGGGTGTCGTTCAGAGGTTCAATAGGTTCATCACTCCGGTGGCCACTACCGAGACAGCTTTTGCGTACGTGTTTAATCCACTGGACCACAGTGCCAATGGGATCACACAGAAACTGGCTGTGGGTACTGGTGTTCCCACAAACACCACCACCACCGTGCCTGGTGAGACTTTCCTTGACGCGAATGCCGATGTAGTTACTACAGTGGCATCGTGCTTGGAGGTCTTGTACACCGGGAAGTTGGTGGATCGCAAGGGTTACATTGGCGTATGCCAAGCCCCCTACTACGTCATGAACGATATCGCTGCTGGCACAACCGACTTGCCAACGCTGCTCACCTATTGCCAGGCTATTCAGCCTGTCATGAGTGAGACGCTGTCTGTCAAGTATTCTCCTAGCGTGCGTGCCTTTAATGGCAACACGTCTAACACGGAGACGGCTGGCGGTCTTGATAACGTCATGATGGTTGTGGCCATCGGAGTGAATCCCAACGATTTCATCGTTAAGTTCACCAGCGTGTACGAGTACGTGCCTAAGTTTGCTCTGGGTCTGCCTGCTCCACGGGCTACGAAGTCCGTGCCTGCAGGTGCGCCGTACAGACTGGCAACGGCTCTGGACCGCTTGGGACACTGGTGGCACAATGTGGGTGACAGCGCGAGTGCTGCGATGCGCATGGGTGGCCAGATGGTATATGGGGTTCAGCAGTCAGCTCGGCTACTGACCGGAACTGTGCGTGCAGCACAGGCCGCTCGAGCAGCCTTGCCTCTACTGGCCCTGGCCGGCTAGATTGCTGGGGAGGGTGAGATGGTCCTGGCTATGCTAAGGCCTCACCAGAGGGTGGTTGTGACCCCCTCGTTCTAACAAAACATAAGGTTGTTTTACCTATTACACAGGGTTTTCATCAGGTGCGATACCTGCCCATTGCTGGAAG